CCAGTCTAGCAGTGAACGAGCAGCGCCCCAGGCGGGGCGAAGGAGACCACGCGGAACATCCGCGGACCAAACCCACCTGGGGCGCTTGAACTCATCGCGCGAGGATCTCCCTCATGCGCTTGAAGTCGTGTGTGACGTTCTGGCAGCACCTCGCGCAGAGGATCGCGAAACGTCGAGTGATCGGGGCCGGGCAGAGCTTGCAGGTTCGCATGTCAGTCTCCGTGTGAGTGGGTCAGGGGCGAGGTATAAAGTGTCTCGAACGCTGGGCGCGCCTACCGCACTTTGCAATTCCCTCGCGGCTTCCGCCGTCTCCCTGACTACTCCTCTTCAGCGTCCATCTCAGCAGCCAGTTGAAGGAGCAATTCCCCTTCGCGGCCTTTGAAGTTCCCGGTCAGGCTGTAACCGTCTCGAAGCGCCTGGATCATCTCGGCTTCGTTGCCGCCAGTCCGTGTCGCGAGTTCGAGAAGTGTTCCTGCCATGTGAGGGATCCTAGGGGAGCTTGGCGCGTACGTCAACAACCAAATGAGCCTCGGGCGAAGAAATCTCGGGCTGTGCAGGATCGCCCACAAGAGGCGTTCGCGGATGCCCCGGGACACGGAGACCCTCTAGAAGGTGAATCGCGCGTCAGCGTCGTCCAGGGGATCCTGGGACCATGGCATGACGTGAAGCTCCTCGGCTTTTGAGGCCTCGCAGGCGATCAGCTTGGTCATCACCGTCTTCAGCACCTCGCCACACTCCACCACGGTGTAGACCGCTGCGTTGCGCCGGATGATCGACGCCTCCAGGCGGTCGAAACACATCGCTTCTTCTGAGGCCTTGTCGAGATCGATCATGGTGGCGGGAGCGAAGGTGACCACCTTGCGCTGTTTCATGGATCCTGCGGTCGCGCTCCAGCATGCGGCGCATGCGAGCGTGAGCGTGCCTAGCAAACACGCGGCGACAATCGCGCTGACAATCAGTCGTTGTACTCGTCTTCGGTCAGCCATTGCGTGGAGATCTCCTGCAGACCGGTGTCGGTCCTGTAGTGCCACGCTAGCTCGATGCTCATCCTGAGAGCACGCATCTCTTCCGACTCCTCGGCCGGTGGCTTCTTGTTGCGTCTGACCTCGGCCAGGACGCGTATCGCTTCCTCGGTTTGAATCGCCATCATGCCGAAGAGTTTACCGGTTGATGTCTTCCTCCGCACTCAATGCTGAACCAATGAGTCCGCCCGTTCGCGTGCTACGCTCCAAGGCTTCATCTTCCAAGGCGAGCAACGCTTCCACTTCCGTGATGCCTTCCGCTGCTGCAAGTTCCGCAGCCGCATCATCCAACGCCGGTGCAGCAACAGACGTGACACCACCACCACGCCTGCGAAGTGAGGCGGCGAGTGCCTGCGACCCAACTGGTGCTTTGATGATCGGTCCTGGGCTGAAGATCTCCTTGGTGGGCACGTTGCCAATGCGAACCATCGTGCATCGACACAACGGATGTGAAGGCGGCAGTGCCAAGCCCTGGTCTTGGACATCGTCCGCTGACATACCAGCCTGCAGCTTCTTCAGTGACTGCACCGGGAACGGTGTGCCTTCCATTGCACCATCGCCTTGGCCCAGTTGCAACAGTTGGGCCTGCAGTTGTGCGAGTGCGTTCGGCACCTTGAAGATGCGACCATGCAACGCGCGGCAGAACGCGCACGTGCGATCGTCCAACACTGCAGTGCGCTGGAACTGTGTCACGCCAGCAGACATGGACTCGGACAAGTACCCGTAGCTAGTGAGCCGCGAGGTCGTCATGTTCGCTCCGATGTCCACGTAGGTCTTGCCACTGGCGACCGCTGCATTCAGTCGTGCTGCTTCGGTTGCGATGTCGGCCGCGAAGATCGAAACGAAGTCGGACTCATCACTGTCAGCGGTAACGTCATCGCCTTCGCGACTCTCGCGTTCGAGCTTGACCAGTTCCTTGTGCACGCGCTCCTGATAGGTGCGCTGCAGCTTGCCACGAAACTGATCAGAGAAGCTAGCGATGCCCGCGTGTACGGGGTCGAGGTCCGCGGAGCCTTGCATGACAGTCGTGGCCTTCACATCACCATCGCGGAACGTCGCGGCCCCCAGGATGAACGCGCTCAGCCCAGTGATCTCGAAGATCGCACCAACGCTCGCGAGCATCGGCTCGAAGCTGATCCTCTTGTTGACGATGTCGTGCGCGATGTCGTAACGGTCCTTCTTGGCCGCAGAGATGATCTCTTCGGCGACCGGTGCCATGGACAGGCGGCGAGCTTCCTCAAGCCTACGGGCGAGACTGAACTCTAGGGTCAGGAAGCTCTCCAGTGCGGGCATCTTCCTCCTCCTCAATCTCTTCGGCAGTCCAGCACACATCCAAGCGGTAGTCGCGTTCGAGCACGGTGCACACGCGTGCATCTGGCTCTGCTTCGCGTTCTTCCGCGCGCCGCTTGCATTGCGCCTTGTTCATCGGAGTGATCTTGAACCCGCCACCGTAGTCGTTCCGCACGCGCGGCTTGACCGACCAGTCGTAGCAGTGAGCACATCCGCTAGTCGTCACGCTGCTCATCAAGAGGAGCAGTGTGACGATGAGGCGCATGGGACTACTCCTCGGCGTGCGCCGCCATCAGTGCGAAGGTGCACGCAGCCAACTCGCGAGCCCCTTGCGGGTCGTGGTGCATCTCGGGGAACAGCGTTGCAGCCAGGATGTGGGAGAACGTGTTGTGATCGAGTGCGGGCAACGTCGCGACCTTCGCGCGTGCATCACGCAGCGCCTCTACGTCACGGGACAGGAGCGCCTGGATGGCGTCCTCCGCGAGTGCGGCGATGCCAGTACCCTTCGTGGTGCTCACTGCGCGCACGGGCTCACTGCCAGAGGGCAGCCCCTTGCGGTTGGCTCGCCCAGTCACTGCACCGTTGTCGCGCTCGGCCTGATTGCCAGCCGTAGCTGCGCGTGCAGACTCGTTCGACGCTTCTTGCCCTGCGAGTCCAGCGCGTGCTGTTTCCAGCGCGATGTTGTCGAGGTCTTCGAGGTCGTCGCGCGAGCGCACAGTCAGGTCGGTCACCTGGGACACCGCCTGCACCATGGACTCGCCGGTGATCTTGTCCACGATCAGTTCGAGTCCCTTGAGCTGCTGCGCCACGTCTCGCACTGCGAGCGGCAGGCTGCGGTACTTGAAGTTCTTCCCACCTTCCAGCTCGGGCATGAGCAGCAGGTTGATCTTCTCATCGAACTCGTCGCGCTCGGGACCGAACACCTGGGCCTCGGCCACGGTGTAGGAAGCGAACGCTGTCGCGAAGGACACGTCGTCACTGTTACCCAGGAAGATGGCGGGCAGTCGGAACGAGCGGCGAATGCGGTTGTCGCACTGCGCCATGTAGTTCTCGAACATGCTGTCGGTCATGCGCTCGGAGCCGAACCGCTCCACTGTGACCTTCACGTTCTGCGGTGAGTCGATGTCGCCGCCTGTCGCGTACGCTTCGAGGATCGCAGCGGAGTGGCGGTTCGGGCCACTCGACATGAACTGCTTGGTCAGCATCTTCTCGGCTTCTTCAGCCATGCGGCCACCGGAGATGATCAGCAGCAGAGGCGGTACGCCTCCACTGTCGAAGAACTCAAGGTTGAACTCTTCGGCGTCGCGGTGACCGATGACGCTCGGTGTGTTCGAGATCCAGCGCGGCAGTCCGTACGGGGTGCCAACGTCTGGCTTGTTCGTCCACCAGATGATCTCGGTGGCGCGCTGCTTGAAGGGGAGTCGCTCACCAGTGGGAGCCCACTCGCCGTCCTTGGCGCTGAGGTCTCGCGTTGCGCCGAACTCCTTGAAGTAGACCGTGAACTTCGGTCCAGCGTTCTCGTTCTCTGTGCCTGTGGCCTCGGTCTTGTCCACGCCCGAAGCGAGGCGCGTGCGGCGCGGGATCTGGACGAACCGGCGCTCGCGCATGTCGACCTTGATCGTGACCTTCGCGCCGTTGCGCTCCAGCGTCTTCTCAACCGGCACGGCGTCATCGAGCTGCAGCATGCGGAGCGTCTTCACGTCCAGCCAGCGAGCGAACACTACCTTGCCTGCAGGGTTGCGGATCACTTCGAGTGCGGCGTTGCCCGTCTCCTCGTAGTTCCGGCGGATCGACTTGCGGATGGTGTCGAAGGACACTCCGGGCCAGGGCTCCTCGAAGAATGCTGAGAGGTCGTCCGCCTGCTTCTTGGTCGCGTCGTCGTTCTCTTTCTTGGGATCCTTCGGGACCAACTCCCAGCCGGTGCCATCCACGTTCGCTTCCATCGCATCCACCAGCGGGGGAAGGATCGAAGACGATCGCACGCGCTCTTCGAGCACCTCGAAGTCGATGGTGGGTGTGATCCAGGCCTGCGATCCGTGCAGCGACTCGACGTTCATCGAGCTGATCTCGCCGTCCGCGGACGTGGGGATCGACTGGGCCTTGAAGGCCTGCACTAGGGGATCGCCCGAACTCTGCCCGCCCGGCATCCGTACGAAGATGGCGCGCGGCTCGGGCATGGGGTCGGGAATGGTCTTGTCGTCAGCCATGACGCCTCCTGCGTGGACGTGCCACCAGACGATACCACTCAGTCAGCTTGACGGCGACCTTGCAGGTGAGGATGGGTCGTTGGGTGGAACTTGTCAAAGGGCTGCCTGGGAGGCACCTGCGGTGTTCGTGTATCGTCGAACAGGTTATTGGGCCTGCGGTTCTTCGGATCTCCGTCCTTGTAGCCCACCCACTTCGGTACGTCACCCAGGAACGTCAACCACACTACTCGCGCGACGCTCGTCTCCCACCGCCGCTCTGGGCCAGCGTGAAGCCGCAGCCTACCTGGGCCATCACCCATGCCGATGATCTCCTTGGGGGCACCGCGTTGTATTCTGCGGGAGGGGTCTCCTCGGCGCAGCGATCTCACGCGACCGTAGGTCGACGCCTCGTACAATCCCTCGAAGCCTGGGACTGGTAGCCAGTCCTCGCGGTTCCAACCCAGCTTGCGGTACTTCCTACGCGGCAATCTTGAACTCCTTCAGTGTGTCCCAGCTACTCCCCAACTCCCAGTCCACCGGGAAGTCCACTGCTGGATCCCACTCGAATTCGGTGCGGAACAGCTCGTGCATCTCCATGTGGATGTCGTCCACCTTGTTGAACCAGTGTGGTGCTTCGCCCTTCTTCACGTACCCGTAGATCGCATCATGTGTCATGCCGTTGATGCTGAACTGATCTTCGCAGTCGCCGTAGCGGTTCTCGATCAGGCTCATGAAGTAGAGGCAGATGTCGTTGAGGCAAGACTGCACCGGTGAGTTGATTGCCTGACGTTCGGCGCGTGAGCTGATCTCGCTCAGCGGTGAATCGATCAGGGGCAGGTGTCGGATGCGGCCCAGCGGAGAGCGGATCATCTTCCACTGCTGCGCGTACTCGATCGCTTCCTCATGCCAGTCTGGCAGTCGCGGGTACAGCTCGTTGAGGAACTTGTTGCGGAATGCCTGGGCCTCCTTCAGCGTGAGCACCACACCGTATGAGTTGAACGCGTAGATCATGAAGCCCTTCGCGCCCATGCCGTAGAGCAGTCCGAAGTTCCCGGCCTTCCCACCCTGGCGAAGCTCAGCGTACAGGTCGTAGTTGTCGATCTTCAACTGCTTGAAGTCTTCGTACTTGTAGCCGTTCAGTTCGGCGGCGGTCAGCGAGTGGAGGTCACCGTCACCCTGGTAGACCGCGATCATGTTGGTCTCGTCCGCCAGCTCTGCAGTCACGCGAAGCTCGCCCTGGCTGAAGTCGCACTGCCAGAACTCGTAGCCCGGTGGCGCGGGGTATGCGCTTCTGAGCACCTTGGCGTAGCTCGTGTGCTTGGGCAGCGTTTGGATCGCGGGCTCTTTCGCGGCGAGCCTGCCTGACACCGTGCCACTGTCTGCACCACCGCCATCGAACATGCCACCGTGATGGAGGGCGTACGTGGGGTGGAACTTGCCATCGGGCCGCAGGTGCTTGAGGAAGCCAACGATGTACGTGCTCATCGTCTTCTTCGCAGAGCCCAGGGATTCGAGTGCCTCGATCAGCGGCTTGGCCGGGGTGTCGAGGAACTTCTTGAAGTGCTCCTGCGTGGTCTGCGGTGCTTTCGTCTTCTCGGTCATGTTCTCCTTCTTGGGAGTTAGACCGTATCCGTCAGCAGAGAAGAACGCGTCGCGTAGTAGGCTCGGCCGCGAGAGCTTGAGCTTGTCGGCGTGCTTCGCGCGCACTGCCATCGGGATCGCCATCATCGCATCGTGTGTCAGCCGCTCGATGTCACTCGCGACGATCTTCTCGATCTCGGCGTATCGCTTGGTGTCCACCTCGATACCGCGACGCTCGATGCGCTCGAAGCAACGCGCGGCGGGGTGCAGGATCTTCTCGTAGAACCGCGCGAGCTGATAGTCGAGCCGGATCTGTTGCCCAATGGCGTAGCCCACTTGGAACGTCGCATCGGAGTCGCCGCCGCTGTACAGGACGAACGCATCGGGATCCTTCTCAAGCTCCCCAGGCATGTCTGACTTGTCGGCCTTCTGGTTGAACTCGTCATCGTATCCGCCCAGGCTGGGCACGTAGATCTTGCAGTGGTTGTTGAGTGAGTTGCTGCGGTTCTCGTTCACGATCGAGCCGCCTAGCGTGGTGTCGAACGTGAAGTTCTCGATCTCCCAGTTCCACTTCATCGCGATCCACACCGAATCGAACTTGAGGTTCGCGCCCCAGACCTTGATGCGTGGTTCGGAGAGCAGCCACTTCAGATCCTCGTAGTCATCCCAGTTCTCGAAACCACGTGGCAGTATTGACGTACACGGACTTTGCCCTCCCCCCTGGAGATCTGAGAGCCCGTCGAACTTGCGATGGTCAACCACCAGCGAGTAGCCAGCCGCGAGTGTCCACTGTGACGTGACGATGTCGCGGTCTTCGTACCAGGGATAGAGCCCGTGCGTTTCGAGGTCGGTCGCGAGCACGATCTGCGGTTTGTCCAGCAGCATGATCTCGGCTGCCTTCCGCACCTCCGACAGTCGACCCCATCGGTACGCTCCGGTCTGCGGTCGCAGCGTGCCGGTTCGCATGAGTCGGGTCGCGAGGTTCACGTCCCACAGGATCTCGTTCTCTTTGTCGGCCTCGCGTAGCACGATGGCGGGATCGAACGTCAGCAGTGCGGGAGTGCCGGACGGAGTGGCGAACCGCTTCGAGCGCATCGAACTGAGCGCGCGGTTCTTAGGGCACAGCCCAGCAGCCTGGAACTGCTTGTAGATCTTCGTGCCCATGCCAACGAGCACGTCTTCCTTCGGGTTGCACTGGGGTGCTTCCTCGGAGTGAACGATGCGCCAGGACACCTGCTGCTGCACGAAGTGATCGGCGAGCATCTTCTCAGCGTGCTCGGACGATGCTGTCCACAGAACTATTGCCACAAGGCTCCCGTCTTCTGTTCCCGTGTCGCAACGTGCTTGATCGCTGCGGTGAACTCCAGTAGCACGTCCGCAACTGTCGTCAACATGAACGCCCCGATGCTACCGGCCAACGCGCCAGTCTTCTCTTCGATGACGCGCGCATCAAGAATGGCGAACGTCATCACCTCGTTCTTGTCCTCGGGTCGTGTTTCGTCAGGGTTGCTGCAAGACCGACCGATGAACACTGCAAGCGAACCCGGGCCTCGAAGGAGGAGCCCAGCGTCTGCGTTGCTCGTGGCGTTGTTCCCGAAGTCGTCAACCACTTCGAGTGTGACCGGCACGTTCGGTCCACCGGGGATGTGCAGGTGCACGCGTGTGCGTCCAGTGACCGGCGACGTACTTTCGAGCGGCACCTGCAGTTGGATGTAGAGGGCGTTGGCGAACTGCTTCGCCGCGCGTCGTGTGAGTCCCATTAGTGCAGTGTCCTTCCGTTCTTCGCGCCGTCGACATCGATCCAGATCATCTGTCCCGACTCTTCGACCTTGACCGCCCACGTCCCGATCGGGATCTCGTGGTACCAGATGCTGAACTCCACAAGGAACGCTGGAGCGATCTTGCGACTGGGGTCGTGTGCATCGGTGCGCTCGACCTTGAAGCACACCGGCTCTTCGGTGATCGCCTCGAACATCGGGATGGTCTCCAGGCACTGGCCCACGTGGAGGCCTCGTAGCATGTCTGCGTGAATCATGATCCCAGTCCCTGAAGATGACCGACCGAAGGCATCGGCGTCTTCCACTGTACCGGCAGTGCCGCGAGCACTGAGCCGATTGCTTTCTGCGCGGTGATCGGGTCGGGGGCTTCGACGTGCATCGAAGCGTACTGCCCGTCCTTGCCACCGGTGATGCCCACCGCCTTCAGCGCCGTGCTGAAGGTGTGCTTGCCAAGAGCCGGGCCTTCGAGTCGGATGCTCACCGACACGCCCTTGATCCTGGCTGCGACCTTGACTTCGTCGCTGATGGCGACCACGAAGTACCGCGAGCTTCCGCTCGTGCCCTGCACGGGCTGGTACATCTGCGTAGCGACCGCGAGCTTCACGGTGTTCGCTGACTTGAGTTGTTCGGTCGGGAAGAAAGGTGCCATGTCATAGTCTCCATTGTCGGCTGGTGTGAATACGTTCTGCAGCGGTGTGATGTGCTCCGATGCCGCCATCGCCTCTGCTAGTTTCGCGATCTTCTCTGCCTTGTCCTTCGAGAGGTTGGTTGCCTTGAACTCGCCCGGCTTCGTTATGTCCGCCGTGGGCTCCCCCTTCAGCATCAACAGTACCTGTTGTGCTCCCCAAAGTACAGCGTTTTTCAGGAATAGAATCTCCATCTTGCCCTTCGCACCCTGGATGGTGCGATTGTCGAGATGGATGTCGCCAACGGTCTCGCCCTCTTCGTTGAGCCATGCGAACGCGGTCGCCTCTGCTACCTGCTCACTCTCGTACGCAGCGAAGGACAGGCCGAACTTCTTCAGCGCGAGGATAGAGGGGTCACCGATCAGGTCGAGCTTCACCAGCACTTCGCCGCCAGTCATGCCGTTGGGGAATGCGGACTCCATCTAGATGTCCTCCTCACCCAGTGTGCGGCCCCAGACGTTATGCGGTCGCGGCTCCGGCTTGATCACATCGAACTCGTCCGCGCCCTTGTTCTCCCAGCGGTCGGCCCACTTCGTGATCTTCTTCGTGCCCTTCGTGGTCGAAGGACCGCCCCAGCTCTTCGAGGCCTTGGCCTTCGTCTTCACACCGAAGTGCTTCTTGAGGAACGTGATCTGCTCGGCGCACTCGACTGCCTTCTTGCAGTAGTGCTCTCGCACGAACTCGATCGCGTCCTCGACTACCACTTCGTTCTGCATCGCAGCCAGGGCGGCGAAGAACGTGCCAGTGCGGCCATGCCCACCGATGCAGCCAGCATGGATCTTCTTGCCGTCCTGCATCTGCTTCAGCGTCCACTCGACCAGCGCCTTGAACTCCTTCGGCTGCTTGGGCGCGTGCATGTCGGACACGTGGTAGTAGACCTCTTCGACGTGACCCTTCGTGCCGCGCTTCCAGGGCATCGACGCCGTCGTCATCTTCATGCCGTGATCGAAGCCGATGTAGATGTCGCAGTCCTTGACCTTCGGGCTGCAGCACGATCCGCCGTGGATCTCCAGCTTGCCGAACTTCAGCACCGGGTGCGTGACATGGCAGGCCTCGTACTTCTTGGCCGGGGCACTCTCCTTCGCCGGGGCCACGTTGCCCTTGCGCTTGCAGAAGGGAACCTTGAACTCGTTCGCCGCGTTCAGCCCGCAGTAGATGCAGGTGTCGCTGCTGCCGAAGTGGTGGTACTTCTGCTTCGGTGCATCGTCCAAGGGAAGGTCGACCTGGGCGACGTGCCCCCGGTAGGACAGCTCGGCCTCGGGGTCGATCTCGTAAGGCTTCGCGTTCGTCAGCGTCTTGCACGTGGGCTTCTTCGCCACGTTCTTGAGCATCAGCCCGCAAGCAACACACTTCGTGCCGCAGCCATTACCGAAGTCGTGCGTAGTCTTGACAGTGTGCTCCGACATTAGATCTGCTCCCGGGTCAGCTTGGTCAGGCTGACCTTGTGGTCAACGATGAACGTGTTCTTCTGCTTCTCGATCGCCGCCTTGATCTTCTTCTGCTCGGCTTCGAGCGCGTGCTTCGAGGTCTGACCCGCGGAGGTCTGCGCCTGCTTCAACGAGGAGTAGCTCACGCCACCCTTGCTCGTAGCCGCGACCTTGAACCAATCGACCGGCTCGCTGAACACGTCGCCCAGGACAGCCTGGATCGCCTCGTGTACCGCGTGCACTCGCGCCGTGACGTGCGAGGAGAACTTGCCTGGGTTGAGCAGCAGGTTCGGGATCTGCGAGGAGTGCTGAACATCGAGGATGTACTTGAGCGAGCTGTTCGCGCTCGTGAACAAGTAGCCCTTGTTGAAGATCGGCGCGGTGTTGTGCGCCAAGTTCATCGCGCGGTCGATGAAGAGCTGCGCGCTCAGCTTGCCCTTCGTGAAGTCATCGAACGTCTGCGCGATGACCTTCCACTTCGGTCCACCGTAGGCGCTGCCCCAGCCACCGTTCATGAACACGCGAACCAGGGCGCGGTTGAACTCGCCCATCGTGATGTCAGCGTGCGGGTTGTCGAGCACGTACTTCCGGCCCCCGTTCGAGGAGACCTTGTAGAAGTACTTCGCCACGATCTCGGCGCGGTCAGCGCCCATGTCCGTGGTGAGACCCTTCACGAACTTGTCGCGCTTGTCGCTGCTCCAGTGCTTGTGTCGGGCTTCGGTGATGCAGATCGCCCAGACATAATATGCGAGGCGGATCGCGATCGGGCCGCACTCGGAGTGATACATCTCGATCACGTCGAGTGCACCCTGGGAGAGCGGGGTGTCGAGACCGTACTGGTCGCGGATCTCGGAGGCTGCGTGCTGCAGCCCGTAGAAGATCAGGCCCGCTTCTTCCGGTGCCACCGGGTTGGCTGCCATGCCCTCGCCGAACTCCTTCTTGCAGTGCTTCACGAAGTCAGCCAGGGGCACGTCGCGCATGTCGCGCTCGACCGAGAGAGGTCGGCTCGCGTGGTAGCGAAGCGTGGTCTGGGGGGAAGTGATGCTCATCGGTGGGTCTCCTTCAGTGTCGGTTCAATGTGCCGATGGGATTCATTGTAGCGAATGGTCACCGTACGTCAACAGGGTAGATGCATTGCCGTACGCGAGCTTCCGCCACCCCCCTGGAAATCCGGCAACACACCGGCAACAAAATGGGTGGGGGTCTGGAACGCCCCAGGAGCGACGATCGATGCCATCCCGGGGCGCTGGCCCAGGGTACGGGTCGAAGTACGCTTGCTGGGGCGTCCAGCGAGCCTCACCAGGGCATTAGCCCCCAGGTCAGCCGCCGAAGCTTCGCGCGGCGTCTCAGCCACTCCCGCTCGGCGCTCACGTCCAGGCTGGCGACGAACTTCTCCTGGCCCGGGGTCTCGACCGCGTTCCGCCTGAAGTGGGTCCGCGTCCAGCGCACCGGGTGGGGCTCGCCCATGATCTTGGCGACCGTCGCCATCATCGTGCCCGTGCGACCGATGCCGCCCATGCAGCCAACGTAGGCCGGGCGCTTGCCCTTGAGTGCGACGCGGATCAGCGTGAGCGCAGCGGCTCGCCACTGGTTGGCATCCTCGGGCACACCGAAGTCCCGCACCGGCACCGTTATTTCGGCGGGCGCATTGACCTCGGGTGCGAGTCGCACTCGGAAGGCGTTCGAGGGAGCGCGGGCGATCGGCCCACCGCTGATCTCGAAGTACTTGTTCTCGAACACGAACGTGGTCGGTCGTGCTCTGCCGGGAATGTCGGTCATCGTTTCGCAGCCTCCTCTAGTACCCGGCTGCACGGGGTGGACTTCCCCTCCCGCGCCATCGGGCAGATTCTCTCAACTGTTAGTTTGCCATCGCCGCATCGGGCGCAGCCGCGCGCGTTGCAGACATTGCAGGGTTCGTACGTGATCAGCCGCGCGACTCCGCGACAGATGGTGCACTGCTTCGCCCAGCCATGCTTGCGAACGCGTGTGCGTCTGCGCTCACTACCTGCGAGGCCCACCGCCAGGATCACGTCGTTCTCGATCCGCAGCACGTACTGCTCGAAGCGACGGTTCCAGATCGTGTCCATGAACGGCGCAGACTCGCGCGCCATCTTCAGCAGCGTGGACTCGCTGATGTCGAGCTGCCCCATCGTTGTGCGCAGACCATCGTGGTCGCTCAGTGTGTAGTCTCGGAAGCTCATGCCTTGCCTCGCTTGATCTCGATCTCGCGCGGTGCATCGATCACCACTCGCGCTGTGTTCTGGTTCGCTCGGTCGCCGCTGCTGATGAACACGTCCGGCTCCACTTCGCTCATGCGATCCATCACGCACTCGAAGTAGGTGTCGCTCTCTTCGTGATGCAGCACGAAGTGTCGATCCTTCGTGACCGTCTTCACCACGAGGCGCTTGCCATCCACCGTGAAGTTGTCGCCTTCCTTGAGGCTGAGAATCAGCGGCACTGTCTTACCCTCCGAACGTCTGGTTGATCGCTTCGGCGACCGTGAGGCTGCCGGGCAGGAAGTTCACAGGGTCGCCCAGCTTGGCGCGCATCGCGAGCACCTTCTTCGCTGCTTCCGAAGCCTCGGAGTGTGCGAAGACCGGGCCATCCGCCAGCACCAGATCGTCCAGGCTCTTGATCTCGGTCGCCAGCTTGTAGCCCGCTGCGCGGAGCCTGGAAGCGTGGGCAGCCAGGGAGGAGTGAAGCTGCACCGAAGTGCCTTCGAGCTTCGCATCCACCAGCCTGTTGATCAGCTCGATCGTGTCC